GATGACACATGAATAGCGATTTCCCAACGCCCGTCCCAGCGAGAGCGATATTGAGAGTCTTATTAGGGAGACCACCCTTTGTGATTTTGTTGAAATATTCCAGATCAAACTCGATCTTATCTTCTTTACGATGATAAAACTCATATCGCTCCTCATAGTTTTGAAGATAGTCGTGTCCGATATTATTGTCAAACGATACTGCTAGAGCATCGGAGAGGATGCTTGGAATCGCATCACGATTTTTCTTCTCATTATTTCCATCGGCAATATGAATTGACTCCATTAGTGCCAAGTAAATAGCACGATCACGGCACCACTTTTCGGTGGTATCAAGCAACCACTGCTTTTCTACAGGAGCATCATTCAGAGAAGCATTGATTTCTCGGATCTCTTTGACTTCAGTTTCATTCAAGTCAGTGCGATTTTCTACCTCAATGTTGAGTGCTTCAATGGTGATTGCTGAACCATACTTAACAATGAATTGAACAATCTCCTCAAAAATGACCTTTTCCGTCTTTTGCTCAAAATAATCTGGTTGTATGAAAGGTATAACTTTGCGTGAGTAGTCTTCATTGAATACAAGGTTTCTGAGAATAGTAGTCTCAATTCGTTCCATAAGAGAATTGCTGTTTCGCGGCAGCATCAAGTTGCTGCATTACTTCTTCGGTAAAATACTGATCTGGGTTTTTCAGGATTTCCTTCCCATAAATTTTCTTGCCATTGATCTCATAACGCCCCGCAACATTTTTCCAGAGTCCAGCGAGTTCCCCGAGTTCCAGAAGACCATAATAGCGATCAAGACCGCGCTCATCATAAAATAAACGGACTTCAACGTCTTGGTTCTCCTTACTTAAACGCGACTTAGCAGTCTTAGCCTTGATAATGTTTCCAATAACTTCTGTTCCATCTTTCTCTTTCTTTTTGCTGAGATATATGATAGTAGAAGCGGCATACTTAAGACCGCTGCCACCACCCATCTCCTTTGTAGGAACATAAGCACCGATAACGTCATAAGTATGGTTGGTTACAATCATTGGGATATTTGCCTGCCCCAATTTGAGAGTAAGCATACGGAAAGCACCTTTGACAAGTTGTGATTTAGTCATATCACGAACTTGCTTATCATTCAGTGCATCAGTAATCTCTTTCTCAGTTGAGAGCATACCCAAAGAGTCTAGCACAAACATACAAGGTTTGCGTTCACCTTCAGGTTTTTTTAAGTATATATCTACTGCTTTGAGTGCTTTTCCACGAAACTCTTCAACAGTAACAACATTGACAACCACAAGACGATTAGTATCAATTCCACGTGACTCTAGTAAAGATTTGGTAATAGCGGCTTCAGTATCAAAGTAGAGACAATAACCATCGGGATTATTATCAAGAAAATTCTTAACCACAGCGAGAGAAAAGAAAGTCTTTCCAGTACTAGACTCTCCAGCAATAGCAGTAATCTTATTGCCAGATACACCGCCAAATATACTACCTGAAACCAGTGCATTAAAAATGTACGAACCCGTGTCAACATAAGTCTCAGTCTCATCAATATCAGAAGCGAGTTTGGTATACTCACCACCAACTTCTTTTACAATTTCTTTAAGAAAATCCATCTTTTTTCTCCTTATTCAAGTTATTCATTTTATGTGTCCAAAGTTTAGCATAAAGAGCAGGATGAGATCCTTTTAAGGTTATGATAATAGTTTCCAATTCTCTTTCTGTAATAGGAAGTTCTATTGCCATTATGCAACCATCCCATACTCTTCACGAAGTATTTTTTTATAAGGTAAACCTTGTTCTTTAAGTTCTTTTACCAGTTTAAGTTTTTGATACAATGCTGTGTCTCCACCAAGAGCCATAGCATTAATAATAGTATTCAGTTCGTCGTCGTTAATAGGAAGATCCATTATGCAAAAAATAGTTCAAGGTTTACAGTTTTTTCAACATTCCATCCAATAGAATCAAGAATCGATTTCAGTGGTTCTACAAAACTTTTCTCAAATTGTAGTTCATAGTCAATGTATTTGTCAAGACCAAGTTCTCTAGGGAAGTCTTGAATAAAAGAGATAATATTCTCTTGAATAATATTTGGTTTCTTTAAGTATACAAACTTAATTTTTTCACCATTTGCAATGAGTGAATACTTGTTTGTCAGTTTTTTTTCCTTCACATAATGATTGAAAAGAAGTGCTCCACGAATATGGATAGGAGTTCCTTTATTGTAAATATCGGAAGATGAATAATACTTACGAACATCAGAAGCAGTACGTGGAAATGCAATCTGCTCTGGTGGAAGTTTTTTAAAATCAGAACGACACTTATCAATAAACTCAATCACATCTTCTTCAGTTCCACTCATCATTAGTTTCAGACCATCCTTAATCATCTGACGACAAGGGGCAGGAGTAGAAGATTTGACTGCTTCAATACCCATCATCTTCAGTTTAGGTTCTTCATAGCGAACACCCTCACTATCCCAGACATTCAGAATGTATCGCTTCTTAGCAGTCCAGATTCCACGCTCGGCAATGTTCTCACGCTTCATCTGCATCTTTTGATCGTATGCGTTTATATACGTCGCCAATTCTTGGTAGCAACCTTCAATATATTTTTCAAGTTCCACTCTACACACCTTATCAAGGAAAGAAACAATGTTCGTAGTAGTTGTCTCTCTCCCCTTGTATACACTTTCAACCAAAGGACCCATATTAAGATAAATGGAATCGGTATCAGAAGCAATGACATAATCAACCTCACTTGTTTTAAGAATTTTATTTAGATAGGCATTCATCTTGTTCTCAATCCAGCGGATAGACACCTGACCAGACAAGGTGATTGCCTCAGCGTTTGCTAATTTGTAATAACGGAAATACTGATTGCCGATAGCACCATAAGCAGAGTTAAGTTGAATCTTCCTCGCCATTTGGATGTTGTTGCACCGAGCAATCTCTTTTTCCAGATCCTTTGTCTTTTTCTTTTCATACTCTTGTTTGGCAGCAAGCATTTTCTTTTTGTAGATGGTACGATCTTTGTAGATCTTTTCCATCAACTCTGGTAGGAATCCGCGAACATCCTTACGGAACATTGCTCCGTTAGCACAAACTGCATAATCTTTATAAAGTTCAAATGTAAGATCCTGATTAAGAATCTTATCAACAGTTACACTTGGATGTTTCTCATCCAGAAGAGTTTCTGGCGAGATGTTGTATTGCATAATGAGGTGAGGGTATAGCGAGTTGAGGTCAAAAGACACAACCCAGTCATACTTTCCAGGAATAGGTTCTTTAACATAAGCACCAGCATACTTAGAGTCCTTATCAGTTTTTTCTTTCGGAGGAATTACAATATTCCTTTTCTTAAGATAGTTGTAGATAATTGTATCCCACATTCGAACTTGAAAGAATACATCCTCATAGTTTACTTTGGCGTCATATGCCATCGTCAAAGCAAGTTCGATCAGTTTCATCTTGTCTTCCAAGCGATCAACAAGTTCCACGTCCTTGATGTTGTACTCTACAAACTTCTGCCAACCATTGGTATAGAAATCTTTAAAAGTATCAAATTCGGAGTGATCAAGTTTCTTCTGCCCCAATTCCACATTCGCAATGTGATCCAAGCGATAAGATTCTTGATTGGTATAAGTAAATTTCTTATAAAGATCAAGATAGTCTAATTGAGAGATTCCACCAATATCATACGAAATGTATTTTCGTCCAGAAATATAAGTCTCATCTTCAGTCACAAGACCCCAAGGAGACATACGCTTCATCAACTTCTCACCTAGAACACGATCCAGACGGCGGACAATATATGGAATATCGTAAAGTTTACTGTTCCAACCAGTAATAACTTCTGGAGTATTTCCTTCAATCATCCACCAGTTAATAAAATCATTCAGAAGATCATACTCATTATTAAACCTCTTATAGTAAACATTACCTTGATTTAATTTAAATGGTCCTTGACCCCAAGTAATAATCTCCTTAGTTGAATAATCCTGAATTGTAATCAAAAGAACTTCTTCGGCGGCTGACTCTACATCAGGGAATCCATTCTCTGATGCAACCTCAATATCCAAAGTTGCTAACTTAATTTTATTGATATCGAACTTTATTTCCTCTTCAGAATAAGTTTCTGATATGTATTGATAAATGAATCTTTCATTTCCGTAGATTTTAAATCCTTCTACACCATCATATTTTTTAATAAACTCACGACAATCACGAACAGAACCAGGTTGAACTGCTTCTACATATTCACCTTGAAGAGTTTGATATTTAGTCTGTTTTTTAGCAGGGACAAAAAGAGTCGGGTTAAACTTCTCCCGAGTCATGAAGTGCTTCCCATCTTCATAACCACGAACCAAGAAGTGGTCCCCGACCATCTGGACGTTTGTATAAAATCTCATTATGCAATTAATTCAAAGTATTTTGCAAGAAGGTCTGCAGTTGGATCTACAAGAGTCAATATACTATCAGAATGAATCATAAACTCATTCTGTGACGAAAAATCAATCCATGGTTCCAAAATATAAGTTTCAGATTGCTTGACTAATTTGTAAGGATTGATCAATTTACAATCAGGTTCACCAATATCGGATCCCACTTCTACAATTTCCGTAATTAAAACTAGGTCATTCTTCAGAAGAAGACACTTGATCGTTTGTTCCATTTAAACTACCCAGGTAAAGTTCTTTAAGAGATTCTAATTCTTCAGGAGTATATATTTCTGACAATTTTTGAAGGTCTAAACTGCCCATATCCATTTGCTCTCTTAATTTAGATAAAGCTTCATTGCTCAAATTTGGAATAGACTTTTGTGTTGGAGGATTAGTCTTCTCCAAATACATTTTCTCCAAACTTTCAATAGGGTCTACAATCGTAATAACATAGCTTGAAGGAACTGCAATTTCATCATTAGAAGTTAGTAAGATCCATGGACCCAAAGTAACTTGAAGTTTATCCTCAAGATCTTCAGATTCAGAATCTTCGGCAACTAAAAATGGTTTAGTGACAGTAACTCTATGGGGATTTTTAAATAAATACGCTACTGTTTTTTCATCAGAAATCACTTCTCTAGCATCTGTGATAACTTGCTCACCAGATTGCAATAAAATTAATTTGATTGACATTTGACCTTATATTCCTCAGACTATTATAGCAAGAAAAAAAGGGGGAGTCAACCTGGATTTTGCCAGGTGCTCCCCGCGCCGACGATATTTAAATATATTTAGACTTAAAAAATCGATAATTAAAGATAGTCTTTTCTCTTATGATGATCTGGTACAATTCTACCGAGAGTAATAGTTAAAAGCCCATCCTCAAAAGCAACTGATCTAACTTCCGTGTCGTCAGAGAGTGTCCAGGAACGTGTAAAACTCCGTTGAGCCAAACCTTTGTGTAGATAGTTGCTCTCCGTTTCTTTATCTTCTTTTTGACCTTCAACAAAAAGTTTCCCATCTTGCGTATAGACATAAACTTCCTTCTTCTTAAATCCAGCAAGTGCAAGTTCTAATCTTGACTCAACATTATTTACCTGAACTAGATTATAAGGGGGATAGTTTGATGTAGTTTCATGAAGACTGAAGATACGATCAAAATATTCATCTAAACCAATGCTATTACGAGTGATTCTTTCCATCAAAGCAGGAAGATCCGCAGCAGTATACCTTGTAAGGTTGTTCATTATGGTAGCTCCTTTAAAAGCGAGTTTGTGTTGTGTGGACCCTTTCGGCATCCGTATTATTATATATGTTTGGACAATAAAAAAGGGAGTGTTGAACTCCCCACTTTTTTATTCGGCATCCTCAACCTTTTTCTTTTTAGATCCAATATTATATTTGGTTTCTAGAATCCAATCGCCTTTGTCCTTATAAGCAAGAACTTTGATTTGATTCAAAGGGGCAATGTCAGAAATTTTATTCGCATCAACAATGGTAACCAAACCCCAATCAGCAATTAATTGAGCAATACGATTGCGACGTTGAACATCATTCACGGTCAGGTTTGCGTGTTTGCCATCAAGAGCAAACAACTCCTTAAAGTGAACGAGATAATACCTACCTTGCTTGTGTAGAATATGGCAAGACTGATAGATTTTCTTTTCCTTTCTTGAAGCAACTCCGATACGGGTCAAAGTCTCACGAACTTTTAGAAAGTCATCTGGTTCGTTGAGAATCACTTCCACCATTTGATCGGGCGTCCACTTCACTTCAGGTTCTTGAACGACACTCATTTTGTTCCTCCAGTTTCAAATTTCGATTTTATAAAATTAAGTTGTTCTTTAGTAAGAATCCTCAAAGCTTGTTTTGCCTTCTCATTACTATAACCATAATAACGTTTGACATAATCAAGGTCTTTGATTTTATCTTGACGGAGCCAGGGAGAAAATCTCTTCTTTTTCCTCAGACTATTTATAAAAAAGTCATACTGCAACTTCTTTGGGAGGAAATGATAGCGATTCATCTCATTTGCAAACATAATACAATCAATGTGTCCAGAGAGGCAGCGATTGATAATATAAGGTGCATATTCCTTCTCAAGTGAAGGGTCTTCATCAATCAGGTGTTGCTTCGTCTGATTGATCGAGTTTAACCAGTCCTTCAATTCCATAACAAATCTTTATTATAATTAAATAGCAAAAGTTCTTTACGCTGTTTTTGCTCACGCATATATTCACCAACAGAACGCATAGTATAAGTCAGATCAAACTCAGCTACTTTCCAGTTCTTAAATCTATCCTTTACAAGTTGATCAGAATTATAACTGATTAATTGGTGCATATAACAAGCACTACAATCAGCAGCAAACTTATCGTGATCAAATCCTTTGTGCATTGATCCCTTTCTCCCATAGAGATTATCCTTAATATCATAAGGAGGATCAAGATACACAAAAGCACCCATATTTCCATCCATCAGATAATCATACGAGTAATTAGTTATACGCCAATGTTCGATCAGTTTAGAATACGCAGGCAGTTTTTCGATCCCTCGCAGACTGAAGTTACTTTGGGAAGCTTGTTGTGAAAATGATGAACTCTCCGTGAGACCACTGAAAGAGCACTTATTGACAATATAGAAAGCCACAGCACGATCAATGCTAGGCAAACTTTGGTCATTGATTTGCTCCTTTGCTTTAAGGAAAAGGTCTTTTGCTAGTTCTGGAGTATTATTTGCTGTCTTAAGATTTACCAGTTTATCTTTAAGATCTATACCAAAAATCTGGAGTTGTTGCCAGAAGTTTACAAGAGGTTCATACAAATCATTCACCCAAATATCTAGGTTGGGATATTTTTTGGTGATGTAAATCGCAACACTACCACCCCCAAGAAATGGTTCGCGGAACTCATCATAGTTGCGAAGGTCAGGAAAGTATGGTCCCATCTTTTCACAAGCACGGGACTTACCACCAGGGTAGCGTAATGGGGTTTTAAGAGACTTCATAATCTTTAGGATGATACTTCAAATACTCTCTAAAAGTGAGTTTCATTTCTTTCTGCGTCATACCACAATGTTTTGCGGCAGCAGGGACAGTCATTTTAGCACGAAAGAGACCTTCATTTGCTTCTTTCACATTCTCGGGAGTTGTCTTGACTGGCACCTCATAAAGAGATGCCTTATTAATTTTGAGCAGACCCATTTACACACCTCACAACAATTTGAGTATCTCTAGTTGCTTCTGCCATCTCACGATACCCAGTCCCAACATAAATTTGACCACCAACGACGGCAACAGCACAGACTCCCCAGAAGATATAATACCATTTAGACTTAACCTGATGCTTTTTGAGTTCATCAAGTTCTTCGTGAATATCTTGGTGATGAAACCTTAATGGTTTTTGTATCAGTGCTTTGAGTTTTTTGTTCTTCATTTAAATTCACACTCCACCATTATTTCAGTCAAGCAAGCAAGCATATTTATTTCTTGGTCTGCTACAAACGCACTCTGATACTGATACTTAGCAAGCACAAGCACAGCAGCAGGAATACTATTGTTTTCAAGGGCGCTATAAAGAGCATCGTAAATACGACGCAACAATACAGTAGTATCATTGTCCATATTAGCCACCACCCACTTCCGAACTTCAGGGAAGTTCTTTTCTTTAAGGTTTTGAAGGAGATCATTTACGGCAACATCAGAGAACGCAGCAAGAATTCCAGAATCAATTTTCCCACCTACTGAATACCTTTGACACTCGTTGAGGACT